GGCTGCAAACCCTATTGGTGCAATAGTAGCGGTTGTTGTAGCTTTAATTGCTGCCGGTTACGCTTTAGTTAAAATGTTTATTGCGAGTTCAGATGCTACTATGAAAGCAGAAGCAGCTAACAAAGCATTAAATAAACAATTAGAAACACAAGTTAAAAACCAAAAAAAGGCTACTGAAGAATCTGATTTATCGAGGGATGCTCAACTTAAAATGGCTAAAGCATCGGGTAAAAGTGCTGAAGAAATTAGAAAGTTATCTGTTGAATTAGCAAATCAAGAAGTAAAACAAAAACTTGCAAACGCACAAACTTTATACGCAATAGCAATTGAAGCAAGAAGAATAGCCGGTTTAGAAGATGCAACTGATGCGCAAAAAGAAACTGCTGAAAAAGCATTAAAAGCTTACAACGATGCTAACGATGCATTAAAGGCTTCTGTTTTAAATAGAAGAAAACTTTTAATAGATAATAGAGTTGCTGAAAGACAAGAAGAAACTGATGATGAAAAGAAACGAGTAGAAGATAGAAAAAAAGCAAGTGAAGAAGCAAAAGCAGCAGCAGCACAAGCAGAAAAGGAAAAGCAAGAAGCTATTAAAAAAGCTAAAGAAGATGCTTTAAAAGAACAACAAGAAATAGACAAACAGTATAGAGATAAACAAATACAAGATAGCTATAAAGCACAAGATGATATAATAGCAGCACAAAAAGCCAATGCTGATAGGTTATTAACTGAACAAGAATTAGCAATTCAAACAGAAAATGAAGCATATAAAATAAAATATGACAATGCAGTAAAAGCCGGTTTTGATACAGAAGAATTAGAAATTGAACATTTAAATAAATTAAATGATATTAATTTAACTGCTCAAGATAAACAATACGCAAGTGATAAAGCATTTAGTGACGCTAAAATATTATTAGCTGAAAAAGAAGCGAAAGCTAAAATGGATGCTTTAGATGCAGTTAGTGGCACATTAAATGCTGCATCTGATTTATTAGGTAAACAAACTACTGCCGGTAAAGTATTAGCTATTGCAAGTGCTACAATTTCAACATTTACATCAGCACAAAAAGCATATGAAGCGACTGTAGGTATTCCAATTGTTGGCCCGGCTTTAGCACCTATTAATGCCGGTATAGCATTAGCAGCCGGATTTAAAAACATTCAAGCTATTACTAAAGTTAAAACACCGGGAGGTGGTGGTGGTAGTTCGCCATCGGGTTCATTTGGCGGTTCAGCAGCACAAGCACCTAACTTTAACGTTGTTGGAAATAGTGGCGTAAATCAATTAGCACAAAAATTAGGCGGTCAATCAGAACAAGCGCCAATACAAGCATTTGTAGTAGCAAACGATGTAACAACTGCCCAAGGTTTAAATAGAAACATAGTAACCAATGCAAGTTTAGGTTAATGTTAGTTAAAAGTATCACTAACTAATAAAAACTAACTTAATGATAGTTATTTAAAACAAATTAGAATTAATTTAATTTTTAAAAAAAAGTAGAATGAAAAAATTAGAAACTATTTATTTAGATATAGACGAACAAAATTTACAAGATGGAATTGACGCAATAAGTTTAGTGAAATTTCCTGCCATAGAGGAGACGTGGGTTGCATTAAACGAACACAAAGTAGAACTTAAAACAATAGATGAAGATAAAAGAATTGTAATTGGTTTGGCTTTAATACCTGAAAAGGATATTTATAGACGTAATGGAGACTATGAATATAATATTAGGTTTTCAAAAGAAACAGTTAGAAAAGCATCTGAATTGTATTTAAAGAAAATGAAAATACATAATTCAACATTAGAACACGAAAAGAAAACTGATGGTGTTTATACAATAGAAAGTTGGATAGTTGAAGATGTTAAACGTGATAAGTCTGCTATTTACAATTTAAATGCAACAGAAGGTAGTTGGGTTGTAGTTCAAAGAATTGATAACGATGAAGTTTGGAACGATGTTAAAGATGGCAAATATCAAGGCTATTCTATTGAAGGGTATTTTTCTGAAAAAGCAGAATTAAATCTACAAGAAAGTAAAGATTTAGAATTGATTGAAAAGATAAAACAAATATTAATAAATGCTTAACATATTTAAAATGGGAAAGAATAAATACACAAGTCCAAAAGACGCAAAAAGAGGTTGTTTATGTGATGATAGCACATATTCAAATGAATGTTGCAAAGGTGAATTAATTAATCAAGGTATTGGTTCAACACTTTCGCAAGGTACTTCTACAGTAACAGTTGTAGATGGAGTAAGAACAACAGTTAGAAGTAACGGATAAAACAAATTTATAACAAATATAAATAGTATTAATTTTTAAATAAAAAGTAAGTATGAACGTAATTAATGAAATTAAAACACTTTTGGGAATGGAAGTAAAACTTGCCCAAATGAAGTTACAAGATGGTGTTACTGTTTTAGAAGCAGAAGCATTCGAGCCTGAAATGGCAATCTTTATTGTAAATGAAGATGAAAGAGTACCAATGCCGGTTGGTGAATATATGCTCGAAGATGGTAATGTATTGAAAGTAGAAGTTGAAGGCGTTATTGCTTCAATTGAAATGCCGGAAGAAGAAGCACCTGAAGTAGAAGAAGTAGAAACACCTGAAGCAGAACAAGAAATGACTGCTGAAGTAGCTACACCAAAAAGAGTAGTTGAAAGTGTTACTAAAGAAATGTTTTTTGCTGAAATTGAAAAACTAAGAACTGAAATTGCTGAATTAAAACTTGCAAAAGTTGAAACAGTAGAACCGGTAGAATTGTCAAGTGATAACATCGAAGTTTTAACACACAATCCGGAAGCAAAAAACGAAGTTAAATTGAATTTATATTCTAAGAAAAGACAAGCTACAACCTTTGATGTAGTTTTGAGTAAATTAAACAAATAATAATAAATAAAAAAAGAGAAAGATGGCAACAGTTACATCAATTACAACAACCTATGCAGGTGAATTTGCAGGAAAATATATTTCTGCAGCCTTATTAAGTGCTTCAACTATCGAAAACGGTGGTATTGAAGTAAAACCAAATGTTAAATATAAAGAAGTTATCAAGAAAATTGCTACTGATGCTATCGTAAAAGATGCAACTTGTGATTTTGATGCTACTTCTACAGTAACATTAACAGAAAAGATTTTACAACCGGAAGAATTCCAAGTAAACCTACAACTTTGTAAAAAAGATTTCCGTTCAGATTGGGAAGCCGTACAAATGGGATATTCTGCATTTGACAATTTACCACCATCATTTGCTGATTTCTTATTAGCTCACGTTGCTGCTAAAGTTGCACAAAAAACAGAAACTAATATTTGGGCCGGAGTTACTGCTAATGCAGGAGAATTTAACGGATTTACAAGATTACTTACTTTAGATGCTGATTTACCGGCTGCTCAAGAACTTGCTGCTGATGGAACTAAAATTACTGCTGCTGCTACAGTTATCGGTGAACTTGGTAGATTAGTAGATGCTATTCCGGCTGCTTTATACGGTAAAGAAGATTTATACTTATACGTTTCACAAGCTACTGCAAGAGCATACGTAAGAGCATTGGGTGGTTTTGGTGCATCAGGCTTAGGTGCTAACGGTACAAATGCAATGGGAACACAATGGTTTAACAATGGTTCACTTTCATTTGATGGAATTAAAATCTTTGTTGCTGAAGGTTTAGCACCAACTGTAGCTATTGCTGCTCAAAAATCTAACTTGTATTTTGGAACCGGTTTATTAGCTGATAACCAAGAAGTGAAGTTGATTGATATGGCTGACATTGATGGTTCACAAAACGTTAGAGTAGTGATGAGATTTACTGCCGGTGTTCAATACGGAATTGTAGAAGATATTACAACTTACGGTATTACAAACGCTGCTAACTAATAATTAATTATTAATCAAATTAAGGGTGGTGCAATAAACACCACCTTTTTTTTAACTTTAAAATATATAAAAATATGGCTTGTGATATTAGTTTAGGAAGGTTAGAACCTTGTAAAGATAGCAATGGCGGATTGAAGTCAGTTTACTTTGTAAATTATGGCGATGCTACCGGATATACTTACGACGTTACAAATACAGATGTTATTGATGCAGTAACCGGTACACCAACCGCTTATAAATATGATTTAAAAGGAACATCATCTTTAACACAAACAATTACTTCTTCGAGAGAAAATGGAACTACATTTTTCCAACAAGAATTGGCTTTAACATTAAAAAAATTATCAGTTGTAGACCACAAACAAATCAAATTATTGTCTTACGGTCGCCCTCAAGTTATTGTTGAAGATAACAATGGTAATTTCTTTTATTGTGGATTAGAACACGGAATGGATGTAACCGGTGGAACTATTGTTACCGGTGCAGCTATGGGTGATTTAAGTGGTTATACACTTACACTAACGGGAATGGAACCGGTACCGGCAAACTTCATTGGTGATACATTAACTGCTGCAGGATTTACAGTAGTAAGCGGAACATAATAATTGTTTTTTTTGTTTTTTAATTAAGGGGTGCTTTAAGTATCCCTTTTTTTTTAAAACAATTTTAAGATAGTTTTATTTTTAAATAAAAAGAAAATGATAATTCTAAGAGAACAAGAAGAAGCACAATCTTTGAAATTCATTCCAAGACAATACAAAGCTACTACAATAGTTTTGGTTGATGAAATGACAAATGAAAGTACTACAATCAGTTCTGATTTTTACATCGATGGTTATTATTTATACACTACAACAACGTTTGATTTAAGAGAAGGTAACTTTTATACTTTAACAATTAAAAACGATAACGACGTAGTTTATAAAGACAAAATATTTTGCACTAATCAAGTCATTGCCAATTACACAATCAATGATGGCGAATATGTAGCAAATCAATCAACTAATGATTTTATAGTTTATGAATAATTCAAATATTTCTATTGTAAATTTAAGTGCTTACACAAGCCCTAAAATACAAGAA